TAAACCATCAAAAAATTGGGTAAAAACATGGCTATTTTCGACATTTTCAAGCGCAATAAAGACCAAAAAAACGAATCCAATACGCTATTTGGTCAATCGGCGTTAGGTAATAACATCGTTTATCAGGGCAATAATAAAAACCCTAATGTCAATACTCAGATTCTTTATGTAACCACAGGCGCGACCAATAACGCGGGTCGCCCCGTGGATATGTCATTGCTTACGCGCAATAGCACAATCATGGCTTGCGTTGCGGCTAAAGCCCGCGCCCTATCCCAATTGCCTATTCGCGTGGTTAGTCAATCCGAAGATGGTACTTATGTCGATGCCATCAAATCGCCGCTAGTGGGCGCACGGGATAAGGCTAAAGCCAAGCAAGTAGCAAATCTTTTGGCGCAACCCAATCAATTTCAAAGCACCTACGAATTTTGGTATCAATGGCTCATGTGGTACGAACTTGCGGGCGAAGCATTTACCCTTTGGTGGCGTAAAGACCAACAAAGTACAACGGAAACCCCGTTAGAAATGTACTTGCTTGATTCAACATTGATTGCCGTAACAATCACCCCTGCGCGTTACCCATCGTATCGTTTGAGTACGCCCGCTTACGGTTTTAACCGTGATGAACCGCTTAACTTTAACCAAGTGATGCACATTAAGGAAATGAACTGGCAAGGTTCTGCGGGTTTTAACAAAGGCATTTTGGCGGCAGAACTGGTTTCGCTAGACCAAGATATTGACCTTTACGCCAACTACATCATGCAGAACGGCGCAAAGCCAAGCGGAATGTTCACTACCGAAAGTGTTATTCCTGATGGCAAATATAAGGAAATTGCCGCCCGTTTGAAAGAAGCATGGTCGGCAATGGTTTCTAGCCGCCCAAGCGACCCAAGCAAGGCGGGTCAGGGTATGTTACTTGACCAAGGCATGAAGTACACCCCGTTGGATATGCTGACCCTACAGGATACCGATGCGGCTAAGTTAAAAGAACAAACCATGAAACGGATTTGCGGTTTGTTTGGCGTACCCGCGGCAATGATTGGTATCGGGGATTCCAAGTACAACAATACCCAAACTATGATGGATGAATTCTATAAATCCACTATGTACCCAACTTTAATTAACATTCAGCAGAAATTAAAGCAACATTTGTTTGTTGGCTACCCTAATTTGTGCATTGAATTTGATACGCGCAATTTCTTAAAAGGCGCACCGTTAGACCAAATGAATTTTGCTACCGCGGGCGTTACAAACGGGATTATGACCCCCAACGAAGCGCGTGAATACTTGGGGATGCCCAATATGGATGGGGCAGATGAATTGATTGATAAGGGCGGGAAAGATAAGCCGATTATCGGAACATCTCCCCAAGATACGGGCGGTGGTGGTGGAAACCAAACCCGCAAAATGAATATCGGCAAGTAAAAATAAATTGTCCACTATTTTTAAATTAGTGATAGCATCCTTGGCAACATATAAGCCAAATACAGAACCGCCCCCTAAAAGAGGGCGACCCCCAAAAACAATATATGACATCGACCGAACAAAAATCGATGAGGTAATCTATGACCGTAAAAAACCTGATGATGGTTTGCGAAGCCAAATTAGTTTTGGAAAAGCAGGGCGAAAGCACAGGAAAAATTGAAGCAACCGTAACTACTTGGGGTGCGCGTGAAGGCGCAGACGGTAGGCGGTTTAATTATCAACCCGAGGGCTTCATGCAATGGGCAGAAGATTTTTCTAAATCAGGTCGCCCCCTACCCATGTTTGTAAATCACAATGCGGATGCAATCCCCGTTGGTCAATGGGATGCGTTCGAGTTTGACGATACAGGAATGAAAGCCGAAGGGCGTTTGTATGTCAATACTACGATGGGTTCTGACCTTTACAAAGTAATGCAAGAATCGCCCGAAATGTTTGGTGGCGTTTCCGTTGGTGCATACGCTGAAGAATACCAAATGGTAAATGCTGATGGCGAACCCGACCAATCTGATGAAGCATATTTCCAAATCACAAAAGGCGGCTTACGCGAAGTATCCGTAGTTATGTACCCAAACAACCCACAAGCAGAAGTTAGTAAGTTGGAATATTTCCGACCCGATGGTTCTGCGGATTTAAAAGTTTTAGAACAAGCCTTGCGTGAAGTTGGGCTATCTAAAAAGGATGCGGTAGCCGCCGCATCTACATTCAAAAAGGTGTTAGAACTGCGCGATGTAGTTACAACGCCTATTGAAATTGCGCCTATTCTGAGTGAATCAGATGCGGAGGCTACCGAAGCGGAAATTCTCGCGGCTTTAGAAACCCGTGAACTTCTTAAAATTCTTGATACCAAAATTAAAGGTTAAATCATGTCACAAGCAATCATTGAAAAACTGGATGCTATCGAAGCCAAGCAAAGCGAAAGCATTGCCGCCGTTGAAGCAAAAATTCCCGCCGCCGTTGAAGCAATCAAACTGGAAATGCAAGAAACCATTTCTGCTTTGGAAGCCAAAGTAGCATCTATTCAAGCCCCTGCAATCGTCAAGCCCGCTACATCCGTGCGCGGCGATGTAAACCGTTCTGTTAAAGAACAATTGGTTTCTTTCTACAAAAGCAATGCCCGCGTAGAAAAAGAACTGCAAATTTTTGCAGACGAAAGCCAACGCGATGCGTATATGCGCGAGGCATCAGCATTGACGGGTTCAGGTAACAACCAAGGTGGTCGCACCGCTTATGACCCCGTGTTTGCCGCTTTGCGTTTGGCTAACCCCATGCGCGGTTTGTCACGCACCGTAGCAACCGATGGTTCTTCTTATCAATTCCGTGTCAAAACTGGTAATGCAGGTGCGGCATGGGGCTATGCGATTCAGAACAACGGCGCGGATACAACTGAAAACACAAGCATTTGGCAATTAGTTTTGCAGGACTTGAATGTTCAGTTCCCAATCCGTACCGCGGCTTTGGATGACATTGATGGTTTGGAAGCAAACGTAGTTGACGATATGTTGATGGAGTTTTCGCAAGCCGAAGCCTTGTCAATGATTCAGAACAACGACCAAGCGGCACAATCAGGCACTAACCCATACGGCGGTACAAATGGCTTGCGCGGTTTAGACCAATACGCGGGTGCTAACGCTACCTATGCGGGTGGTACTTGCTCAACTGCATCATTTGGAACAAGCGGTACGGGTTCTAATACTGGTTTGCATAACCTTGCTACTTACGACCAAATTACCACTAACGCAAACACCGTTGGCGCAAACAACATTTCTTATGTTGACGTAATCAATACTATTTATGCTTTGCCACAACAGTATTGGACACCCGACACTAAGTTTATGATTAGCCCAATTTTGTTGAACGCTATTCGCGCATTGCGTGATACAAACGGCGCACCAATCTTTAATCGTAACGAAGGTTTGTCGGTTGAAGGTATCGTGGGTAATTTGTTGGGCTTTGATGTTGTCGTTAACAAGTATTGCGATAATCCATCACAAGCAACTACTGGTTCTGCGGGTACAAGTTCTTTGTATCCAATGTTCTTTGGTGACTTTACACGAGGTCACACAATCATTGACAGATTGAATATGATTATGCGCCGCTACGACCAAACGGCCCCCGGCTTTATCACATTCTTTGGTGAAAAGCGTTTGGCTACATCAGTTCGTGACCCTAACGCCTTGGTGCGTTATCGTTCAACTGGTACTGCTACTTAATTGCGTTGCCATTAGCGGGGGGCGAAAATCCCCCGCTTTTTTTAAACAGGAATTCAAAATGTCAATCACCGAAAAAATCTTGAACGGAATCAAACAAGCCATCACCGAAGGCGGCAAAGTAAACATCGACTTGCGCGAAGCAAGCGCAATTACTGGTTCGGGTTCGGGTGTCGGTGGTAATGTTGTTTTTGATGATGCGTTTGCGGCTTTGCGTCAAGCAAACCCTTTGCGTCAAGGCTCACGCCAAATTACGGTTACGGGTTCTGATGCCCAATTTGTTGCCAAAACTGGTAATGCCGCAAATTCTACAAACCCTTGGGGTTACACATTTACGCCTAATAGCGGTTCGCCTAATGTCGATACTTCTATTTGGCAATTGCCCGTGCGCGTATTGGTTGCACAATTGCCAATCAGAACGGCGGTGCTAAGTGATGTTAATGGACTTGATGCAACGCTTGTTGAAGATTTGGCACTTGAGTTTGCACAACTTGAAGGGCAATCAATGGTTCTTAATAGCGACCAAGCGGGTAGCGGCACTACATCAACTGGTGCTACTAATGGCTTGCGCGGTTTGGATATGTACGCTAGTGGTGCTACTAGTGCTTTCGGTTCTAGTGGTACGGCTATTACAAATGGTATTCATACTATCGCTACGGTTAGCAATGGCGGCACTACGGTAACTTATAACAAAGTGGTCAACATGGCTAACGCCCTGCCCCCGCAATATTGGTCGCTAGATTCAACTGCTTGGCACATTAGCCCTGCAATGATTCAAACATTGCGTCAATTAAAAGATACCGCGGGTTTGCCTTTGTTCTTGGAATTGGGCGAAAAAGATGGTTGCGCGATTGGTCACATTTTTGGTTGGCCCGTTATCCCGAACGCATATCTTTCTACAGATTTCCCAATCTACTTGGCAAACTGGAATCGTTTTTTAACGATTGGCGATACCGAAATGATGAGTGTTCAAATGTTCGAGCAAACACAAGCGGGTTTTGTAACAATGTACGCCGAAAAGCGTATGGTAAGCACCGTGCGCGACCCGTTCGCGGGTGTTCGTATGAGTGCCGCCTAAAAGGGGGCTTGAATGTCAGTAAATAGCGATTTACTAGGTGCGCCTTACGGGGCATCTACCCGCAATCCATTTAGTTATGTGAAAACGGAACAAATCGGGCGTGATGTAGTAACGCCTTGGTTAACCTTGGATGAAATCACAAACCAAATAAATTTGTTTGAAGATGAATCCCAAGATGGTTATTTGCAATCATTGGAACTTGCGGTTCGGCAAGCCATTGAAGATTATTTAGGTCTATCTATTTTTTCAGTTACCTACCGTGTTTGGTATGGTGCTGAAAACTTAGCGGCATCCCCCGTATGCTTAGATTTGCCCGAAGTATCGCAAAACCAATATCCCGATATGTCGGGCGTTACGATTGAACGCGTAGCGTATTGGGATAACAGTACACCGCCCGTTTTGACGGTTGTTTCTTCTACTCAATACTATTACGATGCAAGCGGCAACAAGGTAATCATTCAATCGTTGCCGACAACCATCAATAGCCAAATGACCGCGCCGATTATTTGCGAGTATTCAACCGCACCTAATCCGTTGCAAACCTATCCCGTTATTAAGCAAGCGGGTTTGTTGTTGTTTACGCATTTGTATAACAATCGTAGCAATACAACCGACAATCAGTTAAAAGAAATTCCGTTTGGCGTGGCAACATTGTTGCGCCCATACAAACCTTTGGTGATGTAAATGGCAATTGCACGGTTTGAACAAATTACGGTAAACAATCTAGCGTTTGCTAAAAGTGATTTTGGCGAACAAAGTACCGCGCAAACTACTTGGTTTCGCACCCGTGCGCGTGTTCAATCCGTTGCAAACAGTTTAAAGATTTCGGAAAAGTACCGCCTTTATCAAGATGTAGTTAACTTCATTTTGAACTACACGCCGAACACAAGAACAATGGTTCGCAATCAAAACCTTTATTCAATCAATTACAACGGTTACGATTGGCGCATTGATAACATCCGCGAATCTGACGATAAGATGACCGTGGTTATCTTAGCGTACAGAAATGACCCAGTAACGGCGGTGTAAATGGCAACCCAACAAAATCCAGTTCAATACGGCAAAGCAATACAGTTTCAACTGCAAAGCATTGTTACGCCCGTACCCGTGTACGCCGCGTTTAACCGTAACTTTGCAACTGAACCTAAGTTTATTGTTTGGATGCTACGAAATGTCCATCAGGATGTTTATACAGGGCCAGTTCAATCGGTTAAGGGCATTGACCGCCCAACATTTCAAATAAGTATTTTCACGCAAGTAATAGAAGATGGTTTCACTATTTCCAATCAGATACTACAATCGCTACACGGATATAGTGGTTTGTTTGGCGGTGCAACTAATGGTTTTCAGATTGCTAAAGCAGATGTTTTTTGGCTTTACAACACTTATGACAATGATGAAAAGTTAGCCCAAATTTTTCTTGATTGCACCCTAGATATTCCAACATAAGACAACCCAACAA